CTCGAACTCGCAACATGGTATTTTTAGGCTTATCTTTGAATTGTTCTTTTCGTGCAAGCAATTTGCTCACCTCCTTTTTTGTTGCTACAATGTCATTATATAACTTCGTAGCAACAAAGTCAAGAGGTTTTTTGAAAAAAATTAAAAATAAGAAAAGCACTTAGATTTCTCTAGGTGCTTTGGTAATTGTTAATAAGCAAATTCAAGTTTGGGTTTAATTTCAAAGGTATCATAAAGTTACCTTGCATATTCGTAACCTAATTTACCTTTAATACGATTAAACGTTTCCAAAATGTGACTGGGGGTATCCGCTTGAAATACAAATCTAGGAGTTTCATCATCTGGGTAACTGGATTTTACCCATGGATAAATCTCTGTATAGAATTGCATTGTTTCTTTACTAGGTAGCGCCATTACTTCCATTTCAGTACCTCCTTAACTTTTTGTAACAATATTTTATCTGGCGTGTCTTCAGCTAAAACACCGACTTCAGCTACTAATTCATTGATATTATTTTTCTCAAAAGCAGCTAACGCATCAATACTAATTCTATGAAGATACATCATATCAAGGTTTTGTTGTGTTTTCACATACGACACCAACGGAGCATTTAATGCTTTCATTGCTTCTTCAAGGTTATTATACCTCTTTTTATTCTTTTTGTAAAACACTTTTGCAGAATCCCAATGTTTTTTATGGGTCAACTCATGCTTTAAAATACCGGTAAGGTCATTTGAAGCAAAGTAGTCATCTGACAACAGGTTTTGAATCTGCTCTTTTGAATGCAAAATATCACTAACAAAAAGAATATTTTGTTCTTGATTATATCCTGCAAAAGCGTTCAATCGACTATGTTTCACAATGACAATTTTGGGCACGTCAAAGTCAGATAAATCTTTCAAACTCTCATGAACGTTTCGCATGGTATCCCTAATTTTCTTAGTGTTGTCTTGTAACCAAAAATCATAACCCGTCCCATGAACTTGTTTAGCGCTGACCCGAATCCTATCACCGACTACGAATTGTTGTGATTTCGCCATTAAATCAATTGAACTCATATCCTGATTATACATCTTTTCCCCATCTTTCGCAACATACTTGCTATACCACTCTTTATAACTCATATCAGCAGGTACTAGCTCGGTCTTACCTGTCACTGGATTCCTTGCCCTGCGCTTCAGCTTGCTGTAGTCTGCGTCCTCATCGTATCCGACAGTAGTAGACCTACACCACGGATGCATAGGCGGACAATTGACTCCAGGGACAGCCTTATCCCTATCATAGACTTGATTATCATGTTCCTGACAAATGCGTGAGGTACGCTTGTCTAAGACGGCCACAAAGATATACTTCTCTATATCCGCTTCCTCATAGCTGAGTAGTTCCATTTGGTTATGAAAAAAGGCTGATTCTGTCCGAACCAAACGCCTTGCATCGTTCTGACCTACGTTGAACCTCTCAGCGATTGCTTGTGCAGTTTCTCGTGTATCTCGGCCTGTCATGAGGCTTATGAGTAGTTCATCTTTTATGCTAGAAGTAAGCTTCCCCGTATTCTTCCAGATGTCTGTGGAATACGTGCTTCCGTCTCCTACCCAACTAAAAGACTGTAGATGTTTAATCTCGCTCTCAGGAAGCCCAGAAAAGCCGTATGCTAGCCCTGTCTGCTGTTGCAGGTCAAAGGTAGCCTTGTAGTAACTATCCTTCATAAAGTCGCTATAAAAGACGTCTGAGCCCGTCTTCTCTGAATGATAGATAGATTCACGCATACGATCTAAATCGTCGCTCAAACGCTCTAAACGCTTCATACGGAAAGAATAAGCCGGACTATCTAAGTCAGCCAGTAGTCTTTGGATGTTCGGGTCATTCGGTCTCGCTTCAAGCACCTTACGAAGTTCATTCAGGTCTTTCTTGTCTTTCATGTTCTTCAAGACTTGTCTAGCATCTACCTGACTTAAGCCATAATCCCGTTGGAACTTATCAAAAATCTTATTGATTTCCTTATCCAAGTATGTCTTAGCTTCTTGATAGACCTTATCGAACTGGTCTGCCTGCTTTTCGGCCTTGTCCATCTGCTGGTAAATCAGATTGGCTTTCCTCTTCGCCCAGTACTCCTGATTCTTCATCTGCTACCTCATCTTCGGGTTTCGTATTGTCTTGGTTGAACATCGGCATTCTTTCCATGTTCTTCTCTTTCTCTTCTTCCAAGGCTTCCAATTCAGCATCAGGGTCTTCCACAAACGGCAAGAGAGAAATAAGCTGCCTATTCGTCACTTTACCTTCCAAGTTGTTCACAATCTGAGAGATTTCCAGTAAGTTCTTAGGTAAACCACGGCTAAACTGCGGAACGATTGAATGAGATTCTAGAGCAATCTGTTTCATGCCAAGATAATGAGCAAAGATAGCAATCCGCTGGCGCAATCCTCGCTTGTAGTTCGCCTCTTTTGTCTTGGTAATCATCTCAAGGCCCATCAGCTTGAATTCCATAGCTACGCCCGATGTGTTGCCTGCGAAGTTTTCATCAGTCAGGTTAGGCACATGGCTAAATGTGTAGATATCCTCTTTAAGAGCTGTACGCAAGATTTCCGTGGCACTTTCGTCCAGAGTGTTCTTCAAGAACTCAGCTCGTGCACTATCGCCCGGCAATTCCAAAAGACCCTCTTCAGAAAGAATCTTCATCGCTACCTTGGCGTCCTCTGGCGTATCTGCTAACTGCGTGCCATACAAGACAAGGATAGACTCTACTGCCTGCTCTTTGTCATTAACACGGTTACCCATCAAGGAATTATAAGCATCAATCAAGCTAATCTGTTGCTCGTAATCGCCAATCGCAAAGTGATTGTTGCGATACTCGATAATCGGAATCTGTCCAAGGTTGTGAGGTTCTACTTGCTCATTCTGAGTTGTTCCTGTGCTTGAATCACGCAGAACCATGTGATAGTGCAGATTCTCGGTAAAGACCTCTGCCTGATACTTGGTAGTGTCTTTCGTATCATCCTTCACTTGATAGTAATAGACCGCAAACAAGGGCTTCCGCTCAATACTATCATCATAAACTATGAAAGTATTCTCTGGATCAATACTAGTTGAGTCCAGCTCAGTCAATCCCTCTTTAGCATAGATGTACTCATAAGCACGACCATAGATAGCCATGTTCAAAGCATTTTGGGCGTCTACTTGGTCAATCTCTGCACCGTCAAATGCTGTAAGTAGTTCATCGATATCACCTTCAGCAGTATTATTGTACTTGATAGGATTGCCCATGAAATAGCCCGTAGCCGTGTCTGCAATATCCTTGGCATGATTGGCTACCGTCTTGTAATTGGGTGCGTTCTCGTTTCGTCTCTTGTGATTTAAGATAGCATGCTCACCCAAGTAATAGCTTTTAAGTTTCTTTAAACGTGAGTCTTCAGTGCTATGTTTCGTTATTAATTTGTAAATCAGGTCTTTCTTCAAAGAACCCTCATCATATCCATCTCGTGGATAGGTTAAATATTGGTACATGTCTTTCCTCTCTATAGGCCATAATCAGAACGTCTGCGGACGGTTGCTTTCCCACCCTCAATACATTGAAGGCTATAACGTAGCGCGTCCATCAAGTGGTTATTTTTATCTTCTGGCTTATTCAACCAATTACCTTCTTTGTCACGCTGGTAGCAGTAACTATAAAATTCATCCATGATATGTTCACAACTCGGATGCACATAAATAGCGTATCCTTGTAACTTGGACACGCCTGCCATAATACTATCCTTACCTTTCCGACTCTCTTTTATTCTAGATATGCCATGCTCTGACCTGAGCTCCTCAATAAGCCGTGACTCTGCGCTATCTGCAATGATTGTCGAGCGATGATACCCTTTATCTTTTATCATCTTCGCAACTTCTTTGGTTATCAATCCGACTTTATACGCCTCATCAAAGACATAAATCTCTTTCGTCGTGTCATTTATCAACGAGCAGCACAAAGCAGTTGGATCGTGAGTAAAACCAAAGTCAAGGCCGATACATAACTTATTAGCTGAATCTCGTAGTAATTCATCCTTATCGAAATCCTTGACAGTCACGTTTTCATAGATTAAACCTTCAGCAACTCCCCATTCGCCATCACATACGATTCTAGCCCGTCTTGGATTCGTGTGATACAAATCTTCATAACGCTTGATATCGACTTCATCCAGCCACTCATTGCATTTATAAGTAGTCGTAGTAGCAAATGTGTCAGCTCGTCTCGTATCTTCATCAAAGAAGACACGCTTGAGCCAGTGCCTTTCATTCCACGGGTTAAATGTGACTGTGATTTGTTTAAAGAAATCAGGTACGTCTAAGCTACCACGGATTGACTCAACAACCGTACTGAACTTGTCTTCAGTCTCAATTTGGTACGCTTCCTCAAACCAGGCCCAACAAAGACTACCAACATCGACCGTGATAGATGTGATTTTTAGTTCATCATCTAGACCACGAAAAAGAATTTTCTGTCCTGTCTCTTTGACAGTTATTTCAGGTAAAGACTCGTTGAACTTAAATTTATGAGCGACTTTCAGTTGGTTAGCTGCCCACTTAAAGTCCGTATAAGTTGATTGCTTATTTGTATTTGAGTATCTACGAATGACAAGCAAGTTAGCCCAGGGATATTTCAAAAGACGAATAACATAATTCAAAGCGGTTGTTTTCGACTTCTTCGAACCACGGGAGCCTTTTACAACTCGATAGAGATTTCTTGAACGCCAGAACTGGCCATAACCTCCTCCGACAATTTTAGGCAAATCAACAACAACATCATTTTGTTTAATCTGGTATGTCTGACTCATTCGCAAACACCACCGTTCCAGAAACGTCTGCATCTACTTTATCTGTCCACATCTTATGTCGTTTACCTAACAATTCAAGAGCTTTATTCCTATCGCTGTTCTTTGTTGGGTATTCGACAAGTTGAGGGATTTCATTGTAGACTTTTACAGACTTACCAGTCACGGGATCAGTCATCAATTCAGCTACTTTTGTCGTGACTACCATCGTTTCTTTCGCTTGTCCCGACGCGATTTCTGACAGCATCACAAGAATTTGTTTTTGAGTTAAGATTTTTTCATCTTGCAACTCCTCCATTCGATTTTTGATGTAATCAGAAATTCCGACATTATCCAACAATTCAGAAGATCTTGCTTTAGCATATTTCTCACTATATCCTGCTTTTAAAGCTGATTGATAAGCATTACCTGAGATGATGTACTCATCTGCGAATCGTCTTTGTCTTTCATTCAATTTTCCATCACCTCCTTTCACAATAAAAAAAGCCACACGATGTGTGACCTTTTCAAGACCTCTCATTGCGAATTAAAATCGCAATTGGAACGACAGGACTCGAACCTGTGACATCTTAATTCCCTAAACAGGACTTAATCCGTCTACCATATATCCATTAACCAGCATGAGACTACTGCTTTAAGCGAGTGACTTTTGATAACTTATAGTTTATTATCTTGTCCACAAATATTCCTACTTGTATCACTCATGCACGATTGGTTAGACCAATCACTCCTTACATCATAAACTACTAAGCCATTTTTCAATTAACGAAGACCCCGCTAAAAGTCTAAGCTGCTTTACTCTTTGACTTTACTCTCATCCTTGCGAGACTTGAGCAGGCAATCTAATTGCCGAAGTACACTTTCGTTTATGACGGGCGATGACTTTTGCTTTTTGAGTTTTTTCTATTTTGAATAGCATTAAATATAAAAATCATCTTTTATCTATCACAGACACGCATCGCCATGTGTTTCATTCTCTTTTGAAGAACAAAATGCACAGCGCCTGCTTGTTATCGATTGTTTTGCGGACAATCGACTCACCTTACATACTTTTGGGAGGCACCCAATTTTTGTAAGATATGGTATTAAGCTCTTGTTGCACCTCGAACCAAATACCTCTTTCCTCTTATGGACTCGTCTCACAGCCAAACTGCCACGTTTGCATTTCCTCAGCACCTTGCCGTTGGAATCTTTCTGCTTTAACTTCGCCCACCTATTCCAAAACTGAAATAGTTAAGATTAAATTGCTTAGATTGACCATTGCTGGCAGGATGTTTGATAGATTAAAAACAACCTTTTCCTGAGTTACCACAGATTATCTAGGCTAAGCCCTAAAAATGCAAGGCGACTACTACCTTGCGTGTTAATTAGTAATCATTTTGAAAGTTTTCCTTTTTTATTTTTTTGTAGTCTTTACAACCTCTGAGGGAATCAAACCCTCTAGCTTATAACTTATCCGGAGTATAATTAGCTATGCAATCATGCAAGGTCCAGTCGATAAGCCGACCTTCTAATAAGTTAATGAGTGATATATGAATGCTAAGCCTAGTGCCTAGCTTGTTCTAGGACACAAACACTCAAAGGAGAGTGTGGGATTTGAACCCACGGACCGCACATAGGCGGCCACCCGTCTAGCAAACGGGCGCATTCAACCTGACTCTGCCAACTCTCCATGTCAGGTAAGGCTTACTGCCTTACCCTTAATTCTTGATACTACCATTCTAACAGATTTTAGACTTCATGCGCACTCACTTTAGTTCACTTTGTCTATGATAGTATCCTCTAGTTCAGACTCAGCCTGTTTGCGTAATCTGTAATAAGTTGCCTTACTTATTCTCAAATTGTCGCAAATATCCTCAATGTAGGTCTTAGTAATGTAAGTCATTCTAAGGACAGACCTGCTTTTTGGATTTTTAAGCCTATTGATCATTCTACCTAATTCAAGCTTTCTGTTAATAACTTCCTTGGTATCCTGTTCTATAGCCTCTTTCATCACGACAAGCTGAGCGTAGACATCATCAATCTTTCTTGTCTGCCCACCTTTTACTTTAGCTTCGGACCACTTAGGACTTGAGAGTAAACCTGCCTCAAGCTCATTGATTTCATCTATACGGCTTTGGATGTCCATATCAAGGTCTTGTAATTCTTTTAATAGCTCTTTAGCCTTGTTCACTCTCTGTCTCCTTTGTGATATAATAGTCTTATTAGGGATTTAGCTGAGACGGAGAGTGTCTTGGCTTTTTTTAATGCACAAATTCGTTGACCAGGTCGCGGATAAAGAACTTCCAGTCAGATTCTCTAAAAGTCAAGAAACGATCCGCAGTAAAATTTCTAAGCCTTTTATAAAATAGTATCTTTAGTTGGATTGATTCACCAACAGTAAGGAGGACACCAGGGAAACGATATACCGAATGCACTCTATTCCCGTATCCAGAAATATCTAAATGTATTATCGTTTCTGGATATATGCGCCCCATACTAGCTTCCACTCCGAGCTCAACCTTAACTTCTTCTACAATTGGAATCTCGTTAAAAATTGGTCGTGCAGAAAATATTGGCGACGGCGTTTCTTGTTTTTTTTCTTTTTCCTGAATACGGATATTTTTTAGGTTTCATCTTTCTAACTCAATTCCTCCCGTAATGTTTACTTGCCCCGTGCAAGTAATAAGTTCCATCTTTGCGCTTGTTCACGTAATACGTGTACTGCCCATCTGGACTAGCGTAAGAAATCTGCTTCTCTCCTGCCCAACAGCCATTGTCTTGCATCATATGGCAATTTCCCATAACCCATTCTACGTCAGGCATCTAATAACTCCTTATTTTCGTAGATATTCCCCACAACCACACAATCAGCATGTCGTAGCCACAATTCACATCCGTGTTGTTTAGATTCAAGACGATAGGCTCCACCATAATGTCTTACAACCTCGTAATAAGTCGGTTCAGAATAGACGTCCTTAGCCATTTTGACTATATCACCTTCGAAGATCATCTTGCCATCCCTATCAACCATATCTGTTGATTGCATGAGAATTACGTGTTCTGGCAGTCGTTTATAATGAACATCATCTCCAATATATTTAAACTCACCATCTTCAAAATGCATTTCACCAATATCATTATCCATTTTTTTAAATTGTTTCATCCACGCTCTAAATCTTGGTTTCATAATTTCACCTCGTCTCCAATCCTTAAAGTTTCGTAGCTTGTTTGTGTGACTACGAAAATGCCGTAGTTCTGTATTGTAATTGTGTACAGGTCGCCAATCTTCTCCTTGTGGACGACTCTACCTTTGATTTCTGCGCCTTGATTATCGGCTCGATAGATAACCATCGGGCGCTTTTTTTCAAGTTTTTTAATGTGGATACTCTGCCAGATGTTTAGTCCGGCAGATAGCAGAATCCAGATTGCTATGAATCGTTTCATGTTCACTCCCTGTAAGTATTGTAAATTTCAATAGCTGGAATTGATTCGTTATCAATAGCAGAAGTGATTATCAGCTCATGTCCGACTTTTTTCTGAAATTCTAGCAACTCCTCTATCGAATTGATTTCGATAAAATGCCCCTCTGCACCGTTCGGGAATTCTCTTTGTATTCGACCTTTAGACGTTTTATGATTAACTCCTTCAGAAAGCCAAGCGCCTTCTATCCTAGAAAATCGCTCATCATATTCTTCAAATGTCGAACAGCCTCTAACTTGTATTTTTGTGTATTTTTTAATCACGGCGTTAGGGATTTGATTTTCAACCCACCCGCTTGTGCTTGTTAATAAAAATTCCATCTACTTCACCTCCTCGATTTTAACAAATAAGATCTTGCTGGCATTGAGCAACACAATCTCACTACCAAGATTGATTTCAAGAAGCTGCTTGTTTTCATAACGAAATTTTAATTCATTGATAAAATCCTCCCTATCTGTTTTGAATTCTATTTTCTCGCCTCCAAGCCCTACTATAAACGTTATTTTCTGCATTACTCCACCTTCTCAACTCACCTTATGGCTTTCCAGATCTCCAAATTCGTGGCCATGACTTACGAAATACGAACCAATCAGAATCGCATCAGCCTCGTCATCTTTGACGTTCAGGTTGAACGTTTCGGACACCTTAGTAACGGCCTGCAGCTTCATTGATTTCTTGCTACGGTCCTTATAACTAAACTTCCAGTGCTTGCGCCAGGTCGACACGTTCACGAAGAACACATTGTCAGCAACCAACCGTCCAAGAATAATCCCTGTCACAATTCCAATACTGATCATGGACTGCTGATTTGGCCCCATGACCGAGTTCTTCTCGACCACGATTGACTCGAAGGGTTCATCATATTTCTGCAAGGCTCTTGATTGAATCGCTCTTAACTCGCTAGCCATGAAGCGCCCACGCTCAAAGAATGACTTACTTTTATGTTTTAAGACACCACTCTGGACGAGGTCAGAGCCGTGAAAAACGGCCCAACCTGTCGCAGTAGTTGAAATGTCTAACGATAATGTCAGAGAACTCATTGCAATTCTCCTTTAATTCCACAGAGGTCGAAGAGATTTCGCTTGTTGTTCTCGATGAACTCGAAGAACTTCTGAAGTTCGGCCAAGTGGCGTTTTTCTCTCTTGACTCCAAGGCTTGTATGATACTCTGTCGGCGTTTTCGGTATTACCCTGATGTCTAGCCAATAAAGGGGCTCGAACACGTCGCCACTTGTATCGAGAGAAGCATCTGCGTCCGTATTTCTGAAATGCATCTGCATATCATATTCAATCTTGTTTGTAATCGTGATGTTCTTATCTACGATTTCGAGTGTGATAGTTGTTCCTGGTATATCGATTTTATTTAGCATTTGTTTTCTCCTTTTAAAAAAGTGTAGTTTGCAAAGGGTACACATCTTCAAATGGCACCCCAAGCCTTAGACAGTCTCGTTTGATGTCCATTGTAGAAATGACGTACTTGACGCCATTATTTTTCTTGTCGTAATGCGGAAAAGTGTACCCGTCATTTTCAATCTTGGTCTTGATGTCCGTTTTTGTTTCAGGTTCCCAGTCCACCCAATCCGCCCACTCCATTCTGGTCCTCCCACTTCACAGTCCCTGATATAATACAATTCCTATTCACTCGGCTTGCAAGTGTTTCAGTGTTGTAAATACCGTGACTTGTTTCTATGCAACTGCCATATATTTTTTTAATCTGGACTATATTGTGAAATTCCCCATTTTTAAGGACTTTTACATAATCTCCAGGCTTAATTTTTAATGATTTCACGGTTCTTGCCTCGACTTATCTACCTAAAACGGCAAGCCATCATCTGGGAGGTCAAAGGGGTTAGGGTCCGCAAATGGTGAGCTATTTCCACTTTGGAAACTGTTGCCTTGCCCTTGTCCGTGCTGACTGTTGCGACTCTCTAGCAGAGCTACACTCTCAGCGACTACCTCGGTCACATATCGACGCTGACCGTCTTTCTCGTAAGACCTGACTTGTATGCGTCCAATG